TGAAGAGCTTGAATTGAATGATCCAGTTATGAATGATCATATTTCAGTTTATCCTGACGAAATCGTACTCATGCAATCAACAGGGCTCAAAGACAAGAACGGTAAGGAAATCTTTGAGGGGGATATCGTCAAAATGGCTAAGGATGTCTATTCTGAACCGACTTATTACGAAGTTGTAAGACATCGTGGTGGAGCATATCGTCTTGAATCCAAACAACACGGATGTGAATTGTGGCTACGACATACTGATTGTGAGATTGTGGGGAATGTATATGAAAAATCCAGAGCTTTTGGAGATTAAGCCATGAAACGATTCTTAATTGGCTATGCCTTACTTACGACTTGCTTACTGTTTATGCAGGGGTCAATTAAAGTCACGCAAGTACAGACCTTGCTTGTTTATCATGTAGATAATCAAGGATCAGGAATAAAAGGAATTGTAAGCGACAAGAAAAAAATAGGCAGCTTATATACGGTAACGATAAATGATAATGTTTTTGTGATAAATGAACAAAAATATCAAAAAATTAAAATCGGGGATGAGGTTGAGATTTGAAATTTTTAGATCTATGCGATCGGAGGTGTTCAGGAAAACACCCTACAAACAGGCTATCATCTTAAAATACCTTTTATCGATACAGTCTATACTCTATCGACTTCTGTTCAGACGAAGACAATGGAAAAAATCACAACTCAAACCAAAGATGGTCAATGGTTGAATACTAATATCGATGTGAAATATCGTGTGAATAAAGAAAAGGCCATGACGATCTTTTCAAACTACACCAAGTTAGAAAATGTTAATGAGAGTGTAATTGCTCCGGCAGTACAGAGAGCTATCGAGTCGGTTACTGGGAATTATGACATCTACGACATTCTTGGGAATAAGCGTACAGAAGTCTATGAAGGAATTGACAAGGCGCTAAAAGAAAAATTTGAATCTTATGATCTTGAATTTGTTTCATTTACAATAACTGATCAGGATGCAGGAGATGAGATTGAAGCAGCAATCAAATCTGAATCTGTCAAACAGAAGGAAATTGACACAGCTAGACAGGAACAAGAAAAAGCTAAGGTCGAAGCTGATACCAAGAAAGTTCAAGCTCAAGCTGAAGCAGATGCTGGAATCATCAAAGCAGAAGGTAAAGCCAAAGCTAACAAAGCTAAGTCAGATTCAATCACAGATAACCTTATCCGTATGAAAGAAGCAGAAGCCAGAGAGAAACATGGCTGGGTTACTGTCAATGGAGCCGGTGGCGTGATTACCAATCATGAGTAAAATATAAACGGCATAGAAAAGAGGTGAACGATGCCTTTCTTTCCTGATATTAATGAATCAAAGACAAAAGAAAATGCCAAAAGAATTCTGAGAGGATATCTTAGATGGAGAAGAGTGGCCAATGACATAGATGGACAGAAGGTAACAACAACCTACTCATTTATGCCACGGTCTCAATCTTCAGTCAGGATTAGCCAGGTTGAGAAATTAGCCATCCGAAAAGTTGATGCTGAACTTGAACTTGATGCGATTGAACAAGCAGTAAGTGGTCTACATGATCCCCTATATCGTAGAATTCTTTACGAAAAATACCTTCAGTGGGATTGTAAGAAAGATGAAGCAATCTTAATGGATTTATCACTTTCAGAAAGTTCTTATTACGATATTTTGGACAGGGCCTTAATGGCATTTGCTGAATTGTATCGAAATGGTGAACAGGTTGAAATTTTAGAATAAAAAAAATGGAGTTTTCTTGGAGTTTTCTTGGAGTTTTCTTGGAGTAAATTTGGAGTAAGTTCGGAGTAAATATATGATTTAATGTGCTAAAATTATATTATGAAATAATTATAAAGGCAGGCACAACCTGCCTTTTCTTGTAGTTTGGAGGTGATATTGTGAGAAAAGTAGAACCTATTCGTGAACTTGACGACATTGAGCGAATGAAAGATTATTTGAAGTCAAAGAATGAGCGAAACTACGTTCTGATTATGTGTGGTCTGTACTCTGGAATGCGCATCAGCGATATCATACCTCTTCAGGTTAAACAAGTAACAGGTGATAGAATAGAAGTCGTCGAGAAGAAGACAGGAAAAGTCAAGCGATTTGCAATCAATCCAGAGTTAAGAAAGACTTTAAATCACTATATCAGAGAAAATAACCTTCAAGGGTATGACTATCTATTTCCAAGTAAGAAGAAAGTTAGGACAGATGGTGTGCGTATAGCGCATATCGGAAGAGTTGCAGCTTACCAAATTTTAAAACAAGCTGCTGAACATGTTGGTCTGAAGAACATTGGAACCCACTCGATGAGAAAATCATTTGGCTATCATCACTACAGACGAAATCAGAATGTAGCAATCTTAATGGAATTATTTAACCATTCATCACCAGATATTACACTAGATTATATTGGTATTAAACAAGATGAATTGGATGATTCAATGATGAATTTTAGTTATTAAATACCTATTTATTTAACACAATGAGAAAATGTAAATAAGTATTTAATAAAATTGATGTAAACACTTACTGGAATTGATTTTAGATGAGGTTAGTTTTATTTAACAGAATATAAGATATGTTAAATATACGAGGGTGCCAGAGATTAAAAAACACCCCCTCCTAGATTTAAAAAAAACACCCCCTCCTACATCATAGAATTCCACCCCATACCCACTAAAAAGAAAGGCCCCTCCCTAAATGAATACCCCCCAAGAAAGACCAGACCGGAGTGGTCCTCACCGAGTCGCTTTTGAAAAGAATAAGAAGATTATTCTTAAGACAAGAAATACTTGTGGGATTTGTGGACTACCAGTAGACAAGTCATTGAAGTATCCACATCCTTTGTCACCAGTCATTGACCACATCATTCCAATTAATCGGAACGGTCATCCATCAGACATCAATAACCTACAGCTTGCGCACTGGCAGTGCAATAGACAGAAGTCTGACAAGCTTTATGCTGATGATAAAACAACAAGTACAACTGTTGTTGGCAACAGGAACTTGCCACAATCAAGAGATTGGACAAAATATAAATCTTAATAAAATAAAATACAAAATAAAATATAAAATATAAAATTATTTTTTTAAGAAAGATATAAATTAACAGAATACTAGATTTTTAGAAAAATGGAATGTATGAGGAAAGTCCTAGCTATGGATAGGGGGGTATCCCCCTCCCACTAGGCGCTCGAGGGCTTCACACCGTCACTGTACATTTTTTTTCGCGCCAAATCATCACAAGAAAGGAGAACGGTTTGGAACTAAGAGGAATTGACTATCTCAGGAGGAAGTTGACTCTCTATCAAGGGAGAGTTAATCTGAGATATAAACATTATGCGATGCAGCACCATGAATCACCGTTAGGAATCACAATTCCTGCTCACATCCGTGTAAAATATAAATCTGTACTTGGATGGGCAACAAAAGGTGTTGATAGTCTTGCAGATCGTTTGATTTTTAGAGAATTTGCGAATGATGATTTTGGAGTTATGGAGATCTTCAATCGCAATAATCCTGATATTTTCTTTGATAGTGCAATTTTGGCAGCATTAATAGGATCTTGTAGTTTCATCTACATTTCTAAAGGTGAAGATGAAGAAGTGAGATTACAAGTTATTGAAGCTAGCAATGCTACTGGAGTTATTGACCCTATTACAGGTTTGTTGCTTGAAGGATATGCTGTTTTAGCTCGTGATGATTATAATCAACCAACGCTTGAAGCGTATTTTGAACCAAATGCCACTCATTTCATCCCTAAAAATGGAACTCCGTATTCGGTATTAAATGAAACTGGTATTCCGTTGCTTGTTCCTGTTATTCATCGTCCAGATGCGGTTCGTCCTTTTGGGCGATCACGAATTACTAGAGCGGGAATGTATTATCAAAAATACGCTAAACGAACTCTAGAACGGGCGGATATTACTGCTGAGTTCTACTCTTGGCCACAGAAATACATTATCGGACTAGATCCAGATGCTGAGCCGTTAGAAAAGTGGAAGGCAACTGTTTCGAGTTTGTTAACTGTTTCAGCTAGTGACAATGGCGAAAAACCAAGTATAGGACAATTTACTACAGCAAGCATGTCTCCGTTTACAGAACAGCTAAGAACAGCAGCAGCTGGATTTGCTGGGGAAATGGGATTGACCTTAGATGACCTTGGTTTTGTTTCAGATAATCCCTCATCTGTGGAAGCTATCAAGGCAAGTCACGAGAATCTTCGTCTTGCTGGTCGAAAGGCTCAGCGGTCACTAGGTGCTGGATTGCTAAATGTGGCTTATGTTGCTGCTTGTTTGAGAGATGAGTTTCGTTATGCTAGAAGCCAATTTGTAAGAACCACAGTAAAATGGGAACCATTGTTTGAAGCGGATGCCAATACAATGACTATGATTGGTGATGGTGTTGTGAAGCTAAATCAAGCATTACCGGGTTACATCAATGCAGAAACAATTCGTGATCTTACAGGTATTGCTGGAGATATGTCTGCTAAACCTGTTGTAGAGATTCCACAAACATCGTCTAGTGCTGAATCTGGAGTAGATAAACAGAAAAACAGGATTATTTCAACCTATGAAATTACGTCTCTTTTAAGTAATTACCAAAAAGGTGTTTTATCGAAAGAAAATGCTATTTCTTTGTTAGTCTCAACCGGAATCAACTCTACTGAAGCGGAAGAAATGTTGAACAGAACAAAAGTTTTGGAGCAAGTAGATGAATGATGAGATTGATGTACTACCTAAACTTCTGGAAGAAGTAAAAAATGAATTCGAGTTTGCTTATGGTGAAAGTGAGATTATTCGAAATGCTTTTGCAACGTTGGAAGCCCAAAAAGCAACTTACAAAACAGCAAATGAGTTTGCGATTGAAATTGGTGAAATTCTTTCTAAGGCTCTAGGAGCTTCTATAAGCGCTGATAAACTACCAAACGGTAAAATGTATTACAATATCGCTCAACGCTTGCTGACGGACGTGCTAGGACGAAATTACGAGCTTGTAAGTGGTTATGCTAGTGATGTCCAGAAGAATTTGAATGATAAAGCAAAAATCGGTCTCAAAGTTCAAGTACCTGAACTAAATAAGGACCGAATAGCTGGTATTGTCAATCGCTTTTCATCTGAGGATAATTTCGAGGATGTCAGTTGGTTGCTAGATGAACCTATTGTGAACTTCACACAGTCTATTATTGATGATAGCATTCGTAAGAATGCGGAATTTCATTACAAGGCAGGATTGCAACCTGAGATTATCAGAAAATCTTATTCTCATTGCTGTGAGTGGTGTCAGGAAGTTCAAGGGAATTATAAATATCCAAGAGTTCCGAAGGACGTTTATAGAAGACATCAGCATTGTCGTTGTATTGTAGACTATGATCCGAAAAGCGGAAAAACTCAAAATGTCTGGACGAAGAAATGGAGTAAGGAAGATAGTAACTCTCACAAAGAGGAGCAAATTAAACAACAAAAACAGTACACTGAAAAAAATAATGAAAAAAAGGAATCTGAGTTCAAAAATAGACAATTGCTCCATTATAAAAATAAGGCAATTGATGCTATTAAGAAAACAGATATGTCCAAAAAAGTTGGGTTGGACAATTATAAGAAATTTATAGATATTTTTGATACAATTAAAGATGAAAATACGTTGAAGTTGTACCAAAAATTAGGATCAAAAATAGAGTACGAGAAACTTGGTAAAACAGGAAATTTTGCTGAGAAAAATCGTGTACAACTCAACCAAAATGCTTTCGATGGGAAGGTAGTAAAAACTTTAAACAAATACTGGGCTAAACCAATGTCAACTGTATTTCATGAAAATGGCCACGCTTTGGATCATTTGGGCTTAAAAGCTATAACCAAAGGTAAAAAAGTTGTCATCGGAGAAAAGAAGGTACGACTATTTGGAGAAACGACAAAAGTTTCAGTATATGCAACGCATAGTTCTCATTTGCCTCAATATAATCTAAGAGAAACAATTAGAGAAGATTTATGGAGACGCATTAATGGAGATTTACCGATGATTAAAAAATTAGGTGAAAATCCAAAACAATCTGAAAAGAATAAAATCATTAAGACTGCAAAAGAAAATCAAAAAAAATTCCAGGAGGAGATGAAAGAATTATTCAAAGAAAATCCTTCTGCGGTTGCAAGTCTTTCAGATATGGTAGAAGCTACAGGCTGGTACAAAGAGCCTCAACCGTTTGGATATGGGCATGGCAAGAACTACTGGAAGAAGCCAGGTTCGGCAGAAGCTGAATTTTTTGCTGAGATTTCTGAACTGATAGCAGTCGATCCTGAGGGATATCGGGTGGTAAAGGAAATATTACCAAATGCAGTAAACGTTTATCATAAAATTGTTAATGATATTTTGAAAGGAGTCTAAAATGTTTCATGTGATTGATGAGGAAGTAAGTCTGAGAGTAGAAATCGCGGAAGCGAAATATTTAATTCACTTTAGAGAACGCTTTCCGTCAGATATTTTCTTTGAGGATGAGATAGATTCTGTAACCGCTGAAAAAATTGAAAAGGTGGTTGAAAAATGTATATCTCAAAACAAACCTTATGTAAAACCAGATGGATACGAAGACCGTCTTTATTAATGTAGCACTCGAAAGGGTGCTTTTATTGTGCTTTTGTTTAGGAGGTGATCCGATATCTCCCAGCGATAGGGTTATCAAGGAAAGTGGAATGGCGAGGAAGAAACTTGGCAATCAGAATCCTACTCAATCGGTGATTTTAAAATACGTCAAGAAAAATTCAAGAGCTAAAGAAGCGATTGAACTTTACGAACGGACTGGTCTTTCTTGCTATGCTTGGCAGAAAAATCTGCTATTGCCTTTAATGGCAGTAGATAAAAACGGACTATGGGTACACCAAAAATTTGGCTACTCTATACCTCGTCGTAATGGTAAATCAGAAATCCTCTATATAGCTGAAATTTGGGCGCTTCATAAAGGATTGAACATTCTGCATACAGCGCATAGAATTTCTACATCTCATGCCTCTTTTGAAAAAGTTAAACGATACCTTGAGAAAATGGGATATGTGGATGGTGAGGATTTTAATTCCATTAGAGCTAAGGGTCAAGAAAGAATTGAGCTATATTCAACAGGTGGTGTTGTCCAATTCCGTACCAGAACATCAAATGGTGGTCTTGGTGAAGGTTTTGATATGTTAATCATTGACGAGGCCCAGGAGTACACGACTGAGCAAGAATCTGCCTTGAAATATACGGTAACGGATAGTGAGAATCCTATCACAATCATGTGTGGAACACCTCCGACACCAGTTTCAAGTGGTACGGTCTTTACTAAGTACCGTGAGGCTTGCCTTTTCGGAAAAGGGAAGTATTCTGGCTGGGCTGAGTGGTCGGTTTCTGATGAAAAGGAGATTGACGATGTTGAATCCTGGTACAATTCAAATCCATCTATGGGTTACCATTTAAATGAGCGTAAGATTGAAGCAGAGCTTGGTGAGGAT